ATTTGTACTCAAGACCTGACTGACAGAAATGAAACAACTAAAACATTCAATTTTGTCATGACTCCAGAAAATATCAATATGCTGGCAAAACATATGGTTAGATACTGGTTGGAAAAAGAGGTTTCGGACATTCTACAAATGCGGAATAAAATCCAAACTGATTTCAAAACCTACAGCGAAGCACAATCGTTAGCAACTAAAAAAGCATATTTGATTGAAGTAATAGAACGATTGGATCAAGACATGACAAAATATGGTTATAAATATTTTGATTGGCAACAGGCAATAACTAACGGATTCTCAACATTAATGACATAGAGGAGGTGAATAGTGGCATACAAATATTTACCAATTCTATCGGTTATGTATCCGAGTCCAACAGTTACAATTAACCAAGATATCATAGCAGGAATTAATGATGGTTTTTACGAAGGTTATGACTGGTACACTGTTCAGGAAGAAACAACTCGTGGAACAGGCGTGTGTGATAAAAATGTCGATGTTAGAATAAACCATACTGTTAGTTCAATGCTTGGACAAACTAAAGGTGATGATTTCAAGAAGTTATCTTTTAATGGTTATCATGAACTAAATATGGGGAATATTTTTTATTTCTCGGATAACTATTGGACAATTGTAAATCTTGAAGCCATAAAAAGTCCAACATCGGTTTGCACAGTTCGTCGTTGCAACAATGTACTTAAGTGGTTAGACGATGATGGCGGAATACAAGAGTGGGTTTGCTGTATTGACTACGAAATTGCAAGAGCAATGGATGCTTCTTCTAGTTCCGGATTAACTGTACTTAAGGGAATGATTAAGGTATTTTTACAATTAAATTCTGAAACTTCAAAGATTCAAGCCAATCAGCGATTCCTATTCGGTAATCAAAATAATTTTGTAGCATATAGAATTACGGGAGGAGGATTAAATAACTATTCAAACATTAATACCACGGATAATGAATCCTATGGTCTTCTTACGTTAGTTATGGAAGCTACCGAAAAAGATTTAGATAATGATGATCTTGTCAATGGTATTGCTAATGCTAATAAATATACCTATGCCATTACCATAAATCCATCCTCGTTCTCTGGTATCGCTACAAATACGATTACCCTCGTCCCAACAGTTAAACTAAATGGTGAAGTAGTAACTAGAACAGTAACCTGGACAAGTGATACTCCAACTAAAGCAACTGTCAATGCTACCACAGGTGTAGTGACTCTGATTGCTACGGGAACCGCAACTATTCGATGTGCTCTCGCTAATAATACCTCTGTTTACGCAGACACGGTTATTACTATTGCATCAAGTGCTCCTTCCAATACTTATTCTATTCGGATATCTCCAACTACGAATAATATTCTATTAGGAGCCAATCAAACCTATACCGCCAATCTATACACGAATGGAATACTCGATACTGATACCTTTACCTTTACAGTAGATACTACCAATGCTGCTCCAACTTCAAGTTATGACTTTACGGTACTTGATGGTACTCGTTTCAACGTAGAAAATATTGCCATGTCCATCGGTAAACCATTGGTTATCAAGGCTATTTCGGTAACTCATCCGACTGTAACGCAGTTAATAACAATTCTGCTTAAGGGGGCTTACTAATGAGCGAATTTGATAATATCGGAAATACAGCCTATAATCAATACAAAGGTTTGCCATTATTGGCATATACTTGCATCAAAAAACTTTTATCGGATAACGAAACTATCTTCAAATTGCTTTACTATAATGATCCGGATGCCTGGAATAAATCTAATCTAAGCGCCATAGAAAAATCAGGACTCATTTTTCAAGGCCAAGAAAAAATGGAGGAATATCATATCTTCATGGATTCTGGTCAATCTGATGCATGGACAGCCGAATCAACGGTTCTGTGTATTTATCCCATGGACATTGATCCTTTGAATAGAACTATTGGTGTAGTCACCATGGCATTCGAAGTATACAGCCACTATAAGATAAATCATCTTAGCAACTATACCACCCGCATTGATACCATCATTCAACAACTAATCTACGAATTCAACGGTTTTAACCTTGGAGAAGTGGGTCGATTGGAGTTCGATAATCGGATGGGTGGATTGGTGCAAAAGATGACTTCAAAAGGTGTAACTCCCTACAAGGGTAAATATATATTGATGAGCACCAAATCTGCTGTAGGAATTCAAGGAACAGGAGTGTAGATAAATGCCAAATTATGACAGACTATTCACACTTGATGAGCCTGTCCCTTACAAAAACATAAAACTATTTCCGGTCAAAGTAAGAGATCATGACACTTTTTATCGGTCTATCTCTTGTTTGACTTTAGAGAAAAAAAGTATTCCAGACATCAAGATATTAAAAATGTCATACTTGGAATATTTATATCATCTACACATAGAGAATAAAGAAGTAGACTATTTGCTATTATTAGACTATTTACTGAAATTATGTATCAAAGATGATGATATGGGGGTAAATTATTATTTTGACGATATGAATAAGCCAGTGTTCGAAATAGGCAAAAAAGTTTTAGATACAGATGGCAATCCAGTATCGGATAAGCATGGTATAAAATTATCCGATAAAGAAATATTTAATTCCTCGGATTTCGAAGAAATTCAAAATATAATCTGTAATCAAAACTTAATAGATCGTCCGGATGAAACCATTCAAAAAGAAATCCGAGACAAGATGGATGAAGCAAGGATGATGAAGGCAAGAGATAGTGGCAATAAGCCCGCATCATTCGAAGATACTATTCTTTGTTTGGTTGCTTCGACCAGCATGAGTCTCAATGAAGTCTATGATTTGCCATTGCGTAAGTTTATCAAGTTATTGCAACGTGTGGACGCAAAGTTGCATTATGAGATATACATGGGTGCGGCAATGTCTGGAATGGTGGAATTCAAGGATAAGAAAATTTTACGACACTGGATGAGTGATCTTGAGAAAGAAAATAAAAACGATGATGTCTTATTGGGCTTTGATGAAATAAATAATAAAATTGCCACCAAGACATAATGTTTGAAATTAAAAAGGAGGTTCAAAGAATATATGAATAAATTTGTTGCAGGTGTTGCGGATGCCTATTTTTATGATGGCTCCGGAAATCTCGTATTTCAAGGAAAAACAGACCTTGACAATAGTGTAACAACCACTGTTGCTAAAACAGACATCAGAGGCGGCAAGGGTAATCAACTTTTGACTACCTACTACCATACAAGTGCCATGGAAGTAAAGGTGACGGATACCCAATGGAACTTGAACATGATTGCGGCCACAGTTGGTCAATCGGTGCAGACGAGTACAAATGTCTATACTGAGGAAACCGTTGCTGTAACGAATGGTGCTGGTTCTGTTCTCGGTACTCCTCTGACCAATCAGGGTGGTTTATTTGGTTGGGTGCAGTTGCCCGATACTGATAGTTCTGGTACAAAAATCACCACGACTAATGAAAAAGTAACTTTCTCAACCAAGGCATTTACTCTGGCTGTGAATAGCACTTATACCGGTAATGTTTGTGTTCGGTATTATGCTCTGAATTCTGCTGCTACATATTTGCAGATTCCGGCGAATATTATTCCTAGCACGGGTATTTTGATTCTGGAAGCCCAATTGATCACCGGTAGTGCATCGAGCACGAGTGTTATCGGTAAGGTACAGTTCAACTTCCCAGCATTCCAGTTGGATGGTGCTTTTGCCATCAGTATGACTGCGGCTGGTGTTTCTACCACCCCGGTTGCTGGTAATGCTCTGTCAAGTACTTCTCTTATGACGGGCGCTTGCTCGGACGTTCCGCTGTATTGCCAAGTTACCGAAGTTTTGAGTTCTATCCATTGGTATGATAATGTATATGCTCTGGCTATTTCGGGTGGAGATTTTGCTCTTACTGCCGCTGGTTCTCCTCATACGTTGGCTGTTTATGCATTAGCCCCTGGTACTGCTCCATTCTTACCCCCCGTTGCCGATCTGACATTCTCTTCGGACACAACCGCTAAGGCTACTATCGGTACAAATACTGGTGTAGTTACTTGGGTTGCTTCTGGTGGTAGTTCTCTACTGCATGTTCATATTACAGCAAAGACTACGATTGAAGACTCTGCTACTGTGACTTGTAACTAAATATTTAATAGGGGGATAGAAATATCCCCCTATTATAAGGAATATAAATATGTCAAAAAAAACCACTGAAGAAGAA